TCATATCAGGAACTTGTTCGCACCTTCCCTAGCTGATAAAGACTGGCGGCTGAACAATCTTTACTGGATCACCGACAAAGAAGGCAAGCCGACCCGCTTCAGAATGACGCCGGAGCAGCGGGAATACTTCGAGGGAATCCATACCCGCAACATCATCCTGAAAGCTCGCCAGCTCGGCTTCACCACAGAGGTGTGCATCATCCAGCTCGACGCTGCTCTGTTCGAGTCGGCAAAGTGCGCGCTGATCGCCCATACGCTGAATGACGCAAAGCGCCTGTTCCGGGAAAAGGTGAAATATGCCTACGACAAGCTGCCGGCCGAGATAAAGGCAGCCAATCCGGCGAGCAACGACTCAGCCGGCGAGCTGGTCTTTAAGAAGGGCGGATCACTCTACGTAAGCACCTCATTTCGTGGCGGCACGCTGCGTTACCTGCACGTTTCCGAGTTCGGAAAGATATGCGCAAAGTATCCGGATAAAGCCCGTGAAATCGTCACCGGTGCGTTTGAGGCGGTATCGACAGGATGCTTCGCTACTATCGAGAGCACTGCAGAGGGCAGGGCGGGTTACTTCTTCGATTACTGCCAAGCGGCAGAGAAAGCACTGCTGCAGGGCAAACCGTTATCTGCGCTGGACTGGAAGTTTTTCTTCTTCTCCTGGTGGAAGAATCCGCAGTACGCAATTGACCCGGTAGAACTGCTCCCTGCACGCCTGATTGAGTACTTTGCTGAGATGGAGGCGAAACACGGCATAGTCGTTAACGAACGCCAAAAGGCGTGGTATTACGCCAAAGAAAAGACGCTCGGCGACGACATGAAGCGCGAATACCCGACCATTCCGGCAGAGGCGTTCCAGCAGTCGGTCGAGGGCGCGTACTACGCCAAACAATTCCGCTGGCTCTACACCAACAAGCGGATCGGCCAAATCCCGGATAACTCCCATCTACCGGTTAACACGTTCTGGGATATTGGTGTGGGGGACTCCACGGCGATCTGGTTCGTTCGCGAGGTCGGCGAAGAGTTCCACGTCATCGACTACTACGAAAACTCTGGCGAAGGGCTTCGGCACTACATGAAGGTGCTGAAAGACCGCGGCTATGAGTACGGTGAGCACTGGGGGCCGCACGACATCGAGAACCGCGAGTTTGCAGCTGATGCGAAGTCTCGCAAAGAGCTGGCGCGCGAGGGATACGAGATTGACGGCCGGGTGTATTCGATGAACTTCCGCGTTGTGCCTAAAGCGGGGATCGACACCGGCATTGAGTCGGTGCGTGAAATCCTCAAGTCCTGCGTTTTCGATGAGGAGAAGTGCGCTGTTGGCATTTCCCACCTCGAAGGTTACCGCAAGGAGTGGGACGACAAGCGCGGCTGCTGGAAAGACAAACCCCTTCACGACTTCACATCGCACGGCGCCGACAGCTTTCGTTACTTTGCCGTGGCGAAGAACAACCGCAAGCAGGTCGGCACAGTATTCTTCTAAGGAGCATCGCCAGTGAGCGAACAAGATAACGGCCTTCAACTGGCTGTGAACAATCTCGCCACTGAAATGCGGCGAGCGAATTACCTTAACGCCATCGGTATCGGCGGTGGCAATACCAAGCGCCCGACGCTCTATCAGGAATTTGGCTACCCGCGAACCATTACCTTCCATGACTTCTACAACATGTACCGCCGCAACGCCGCGGGTTTCGCAGTGGTGCATCGTCTTCTGGATGGTTGCTGGCAGGACTATCCGGTCATTGTTGACGGTGATGAAGCGCAGAAAGCGGAGAAAGCAAACGCCTGGGAAAAGAAAGTAACCAAGTTTATGAAGAAGTTGTGGCCGAAGGTGAAGGATGCCGATCGCCGCAATATGGTCGGGCGTTACTCCGCACTGCTGCTGCAGGTGAAAGATAGCAAGGCATGGAGCGATCCAGTAGATACCAGGCTGGTGAAATCCCTGGGCGAGTCAGCGCTGGTAAAACTTATCCCGGTATGGGAGCCGCAACTGACAGTTGCCGAATGGGATAACGATCGCCAGTCCGAGACGTTCGGCCAGCCGAAGATGTTCAACTTCAACGAGCAGCCGGTTGGAGACGAGGCTTTCGTCGGACCGACGCGCGGTGAGCCTGTGCATCCGAGCAGGGTGATCCTGTTCTGCGAAGGCTCAGAGGATGACAACGTTCTGTCGGGTATCCCCCTGCTTGAGGCCGGATACAACAAAGGACTCGACCTTGAGAAGATTTCCGGCGGTGGCGCTGAGGGCTTCCTGAAAAATGCCAGCCGGCAGATCGCGGTCGAGTTCAGCAAAGAAACAGACATGGCTACGCTGTCCGATCTGGCGAAGAAGGCTGGTTATGCCGACCTCGGCGAAGCGATGGGGGACAAGGTCAACAAGCTTAACCGCGGCACCGATGCGGCCGCCGTGATGCAGGCCGGGCAGATGCATGTTCTGAGCGTTACGCCAGGCGACCCGGGGCCGACGTGGGAGGTCACCGCGAACGAACTGGCCGCCTCCGTACAGATACCTTTCACCATCCTGTTTGGACAGCAGACCGGACGACTGGCGAGCGATGAGGATAAAACAGACTGGGCCATTCGCCGCAATACCCGCCGCAACGGCTTCCTGACTGACAGAATCACAGCCTTGCTGGAGCGCTTCTGGACCCTGGGCATTATAGATCCGCCGACAAACGGAGAGGTCACCATTTCATGGACTGACCTGCTGGCGCCTGGCGAGAAGGAGAAAATCGAGAACGCCTCGAAACTGGCTGATATCGTCCAGAAAACGTCGGGCTTCTATGGTGGCGAGCCGCCATTCACTGCCAACGAACTACGCGAGATTGTAGGCCTCGACCCTCAGCCTGAGCCAAAGCAACCACCTAACCCGAATGACAAGGTGACAACCGATGATCCACTGGCCGATGACACCTGAGCAGACGGCAAAGGTGGGGCTGCCGATAGTTCCGCGCAGCAAGGTTGACCCGACTCGATCAGCGAAGCAGGTCAGCGCGATGTTCCGGGATATCGAGGACCGTTATCTCGGCATCAAGCGTGCTCTGAAAGCACTGTTTGACCAGCGTCTGACCGGGAGAGAGCGAGAGGTTAACAGCCACAACTGGCATTTCCTGTGTCACGTTAACGGTGCAGAGCCAACGCTCTACCAGGTCAGCGCTGGCAAGTTCATCTACGACATGTCAGCGCAGGAACTGGCCGACCTGCTCGAAGCGGTACAGGTTATTCTCGACGATTACCTGCTGGAAGGCGGCGAACAAAGCCTGTGGGCGATGGATTACGTCGCCGCAGAGGCGCAGCGCGGCACGCTGGAGGCCTTCAACAACCTCTCGCAGCAGTCGCAGGTGTACGCCAGCCAGACGACGCTTCAGCAGCTTTTAAGCAGCCCTGCATACCAGAACCAGATCGCCAGTGCCTACATCAGCACGTATAGCGACTGGAAGCTGGAAGCTGACCGGGCGCGCGGTGACCTGGCGAACATCATCGCGGATGCCGTTGGGCGCGGTGTGAATCCCCGCGAAACGGCGCAGGTGGTAAGCAAGCGCCTTGATGTCTCTATGGGCCGCGCAAAGACTATCGCTCAGACTGAGCAGGTTGGCGCACTGCGCCAGGCGCAATGGAACGAAACGGACTGGGCAGCGGATCGGCTTGGGCTGAAAACCGGCCTGCTGTGGCTATCTGCGCTCAAACCGACCACGCGCAGCTGGCATGCCAGCCGTCACGGAAAGGTATACACCACCGAGCAGGTGCGAGACTTCTACGCTGAGAACGGCAACCGGTACAACTGCTACTGCAGCCAGATTCCGGTGTTGCTCAATGACGACGGTAGCATTTTCAATCAGGGGTTGGCTGAGAAGCTGGAGAAAGAACGTAAAAGTTGGTTAGAGACGACACCATAGAATGATGATAGATTTGAATCTCATTAAAATTGGAGGTTCAGATGTCCAGATATGATGAGCTTCGGAGTGCGGCATTAAGGAAAAGTCAGAAAGAAGACTTGTACTGGAGTGGTTTGTATAAGGTCTATAATAAATTCAATAAGGATTTCTCAGAATTCCTTGGCGTCAACAACGAAATAATTAAAGATTCATCAAATGAACGAATTCCAGTGCTAACAATTGGCGTTTATGATGAGGAAAAGCAATGCGTTGATGATGCCTTTGACAGCCAGTTGCCGAAGGATAATAATTTTTTATGCTTCTACTGCTGCCTGAGAATAGGTGGGGTGGGTGCAAGTGACGGCACATCAAATATATTATTTGATATAAACGTCTGCAGAGACGGAGATGAATATGATTTTGTATCCAATGCATTAACAAATACAATCAAATGCTATGAAGTTGACGGTAATGTAGATATGACTCGTTTCTTTGAAGCCATATACAACAAAATCATTACAGATTTAAACACACGGTAGTGTTTTATATACATGAATAGGTCGCCACGGCGGCCTTTTTTATTGCCTGAAATCCACTAACGAGGACCCAGCATGAAACGCAACCGCGTTAACGTGCTGACCGTCGTCAACTCCGCTTCAAACATCACCACTGAAACCATCGACGGCAAGCCACATATCGTGGTTCGCGGCATCACGCCTGTCGTGGACGATATCGTGATGAACCGGAAGTTGTACCCGGCAGCAGAAATCGAAAAGGCCTACAACACGCTTGAGCGTAACCCGATGCCGCTGGGCCACCCGAAGGTTGACGGCAAGCATGTGTCTGCTCGCGATGTCCGGGCGGTGAATGAATATCACGTAGGCGCATGGCTGCAGAACGTCAGCCACGAAGACGGGAAGGTGACGGGCGATATGTACGTTAACCGCCAGTACGCCGAGTCAAGCGAGAAGGGCAAGCGCCTGATTAACCGCCTTGATGAGATGATCGCCGGTACCAACTCAGAACCCATCCACATCTCCACAGGACTCTTGTATTCCGGCATTGCCGCTAATGGCGAGTCGAAGGGAAAGAAGTACAACGAGATCGCCACCAACATGATGTTTGACCATGTGGCGGTGCTGCTCGATGAGCCTGGCGCCGGAACTCCGGAAGAAGGCGTGGGCATCTTCGTCAACTCAGAAGGTCATGAGCAGCAGATCGAAGTTGCTCGCCTTGCTGATGGTATCGACTGCACCCGCGAAGGTCTGCTCAACAAGACAAAATTCTTCTTCACCAACGCCTCCAACTTCTCTTTTGACGACATTTCACGCGCCATCAGCGACAAGCTGCGTGAGGGTGACACAGAAGATAAGTGGCTATGGCCAGAAACGGTGTGGCCAGACAGCTTCATCTACCGCGATGACACCAGATACCTAAAGCAGAAGTACCTCATCGATGATGACGGCAAAGCCGTGTTCGTCGGCGAACCTGTAGAAGTCGTGCGCAAACCCATTGAGTACGAGATTAAAACCAACGGAGAGAACGATCCGATGAAAGAACTGATTATCAATGCGCTCCAAGCCGCGGGTAAGCCGACTGAAGGCAAGTCCGATGCCGAACTGATGGACGCTTACAACCAGATGAAGGCCGAAGAGGTCACCGCCAAGAAAAAGGGCGATGAAGAAATCGCCCCGGATACTGGCGCACCCAAGAAGACGGAAAAGGCCGCCAACAATGAAGAGATGCCCGCCTGGGCAAAAGCTCTGTCCGATCAGGTTTTGGCGCTTAACAGCAAGATCAACGCGAACTCGGAAAGCGAGAAGAGCAACATGCGCGCAGCGGTAAAAGCCAAATTTGGCATGACCGATATCGCGGTCAACGCGCTGGACGGCGAGCCCCTGAAAGAGTTGTTTGCTCAATGCCAGACTTCAACCGGCCTGAATGGCGCTTTCCGCCAGGCTACCAATATCCAATCAGTCAGCGAAATGCCGGAGTAAAAAATGGCTAAAGACGGAAAACATGTAATTCACGCCGGTGGCGTATTCCCTAATCCGCTGCTCAACCGTGAAGGCCGCGCCACCGCGGTCAAGCCCGGCACCCTGGGCTTCTTCGATGCTGGCGTCTTCAAGGTGTCGGTTGATGGTAGCGAGACAGCAATTATCTATGTCGCTGACTTCGATTATCTGCGCTGCAAAACGGTAGATGACACGTTTGCTGTCGACGATCTGCTGGTTGGCATCCATCCGCTACCTGGCATGTTCCTGAATGTGCGCGCAGCGGCCGGCACCTATAAAAAAGGCGACGCTCTTTCAATCGTTAATGGCCAGGTTAAGAAGTGGGCCACCGGTGAAAACGATCGCTGCTATTGCGACGAAGAGCGCTCAATTACCGCCGCTGCTGGCGATCTCATTCGCGTAGTGATCAAGTAAGGAGTCACTGAATGCTTGTGTTGTGGTCAAATTTAAATGGACACTTTGATC